TGATGAATTAATACTAGAGGGTTTTAATGTTCCTAAAGTTTTTTATGACAAAGCCAAAGCAATGGAGAAGGAGCAGATAGTTGAGGCATATTATTATGACCCTAATTGTGATGAAATAAAAGATGACGGAGAACAATACTACAACGAAACCTTTAAATCAGAATAAGATGAAAGCAAAAGAAAAAGCTAAAGAACTATTTAGAAAGTTTGTTGCCCCAACACAGCAATGGGATGATGTGGATGGTTACATTACTGATGAATATAATTCTAAACAATGTGCACTAATAACAGTTAATGAAATATTAGAAATGGACTTACCTATTCTAGAAGAAGATGCGGATACATTTTATGACTATTGGGAAGAAGTTAAACAAGAAATTGAAAAACTATGAAAGCACAACTAACCTTTGACCTACTGGAAGACAAATATGAATGGGAGAATGCTATCCGGGCTGATGCTATGTATGCAGCTCTATGGGATATCTCTCAAGATCTTAGAAAACTATGGAAGTATGAAGAACTTAGTGAGGAAGAGTGGAAGATGGTTGAGAGAATTAGAGATAAGTTTCATGAGATACTGAGTGATCACAACATAAATCTAGAGAAGTAACTAAATAAACCAATACATATGATTATTTTAAGAAAAGGAGAGGAAAGGAAGGGACACAGAGTATTAATTGTAAAAGAGAATGAGCATACCGGAACTAAGTTTGCAGTGCAAGAAAAGGGCAAGTTCTTATTCTTCTTTACTAAATGGACATTTGTTAGAGACCAAGCTGGGAATGTAAAACTATTTGATTCTAACAAGAACGCAAGTGCTTATATCAACTTTAAAAGAAGGTGATAGAAAAAGTCACGCGGAAAACATTTAAAATAAGACCAAGTGGAAGGAGCACTGATTTCATTGCTCCTTCTTTTGGTTTTGGCTGTTTGTATAACTGTAGTTATTGCTACATGAAAAGACATAAGCCAGAAGGACTGTCTGTAGCAACAAATACTATGGATATCCTGACAGAGATTAATTCACATGTTTGGTTTGCTGATGTAGAAAAACCTAATCAAACACATCCAGATTATATTACTTATGATATCTCTTGTAATGAAGACTTTGCTTTGCATGCTAAGTATCATGACTGGAAAGCAATCTTTAAGTTCTTTAGAGACCATCCACTTGCTATGGGTTCATTTGCTACTAAGTATGTAAATACTGATTTGCTTCAGTTTAATCCAGAGTATAAGATTAGAATTAGATTTAGTCTTATGCCTGAAAAGATTAGGCAAATATTAGAACCTAACACAAGTACAATAGAAGAGAGATTAAGTGCAGTAACTTTATTTAGTATGGTAAATTATGAAGTACATTTAAACTTTAGTCCTGTAGTTGTATATGACGGGTGGTTGGATGATTATAAAGAACTCTTTGAGAGAATAAACTGGCATGCACACACAAGGAATGGTGTACCAGAAAATCTTGCATTTGACGGTTGTAAAGCTGAAGTAATATTTCTTACACATAACAAAGATAAACATGAGTACAATGAGAAAAATAAGATCATGGGTGAAGAATTACTTTGGACACCCAGCATACAGGAATCCAAAGAATCCCAGTATGGAGGAAAGAACATTAGGTATGCACAGGGATGTAAATCACATTACATTAAACAATTTACAGAGTTACATGATGCCATTATTCCCTGGAACACTATTAGATATATATTTTAGAATGGAAGCACAAGAAATTAAAAAACTAGTTGCAGCAATTGCTGAAGAACATTATAATATAACAGATGGTGTAGATGGTAATCTAAACTATCTGTGGTATATGTATCATAAAGGAACTAAGAAAGATGAGTTCCGGCCTTTTGTATATATGGCTGAGTTAATGTTGTTAAAGAAGTATGATTATATTACAACAACAGAGGTACAAAATGTAGTGGAAATGATGAAGTCAGAGGATAAAGATAATCTTACTATGGTTACATTAACTATAGAGAATCTTAGGAATTTAAGAATTAAAGAACATGGAATATATTCAAAAGAAAACAAAGCATATGCTGAACTAGAGTACACATATGCATTTGATGTATTGAATCATACTGTGTTTTTACAAACAATGGCAGAAAAATGACAGAACAAGAATTAATTAACTTAGGCTTTGATAGAGTAGAAGTCTCAGATAGTGAGAGTCAAAATGGTTATGACTATTATTACTATGTATTAGACTTATTACCAGGACTTAGTTTAATATCATCTGGTAATGATGAGAGTCAGGATGGCTGGTGTGTATACAACTTTGATTGGATAAATGGAGATAAGATAACAAAAGATTCTATTCTTCATCTGAAAGAGGTTGCCGTTGCCCAGGGTTATCTAGGTCAACATCTCCACTAAGTTTAGTAAGTTGTGCTTTCTCTGCAAGTATGTTAAACATGATCATAGCAGCAGCAGATTTATAACAATCATCTATCTCAGTTTGGACTATATCCATAGGGACGGGAGTTGTTAGAACCTCTCCTGTTCTTAAATGGATTCTAGTACCTGCATCAGGATTCATTACATTAACAAATGAAGTTCTAGTAATGTGTGTTATATTGAGATGTTCAATATACTCTCCGTCTTTGTCTTTTAGTACTATTGGTAGAAACATTAGATAATTGTGTTGCCTTCTATTTTGTAATTATTTACAGACACTAAATTATCAATTTTTGTTAGAATGGCAAACCCATGGTTCCATTCATTTATCTCCATATAGTCTGGAGCTAGTTCACATAGACACCCAAGGCTATAGGCATTAATTGTTGTAGGTTCACCAGTTCCATAAACTCTTTGTGAGCTTTGAGAACTTTTGTGAAAGTGATTAATAATACAATTTGTTTTAAGCCTTAGTAATGCAGTTCTAGCAGGTACAACACCACCAGCTCCAGGAATTTTATCACCATGCTCTATAAGAAAATCTCCAAAGATTACTTTAGTTCTAAATGGGATATATTCTATTTTATATTCTGCTACATGTAGGATTACATCTAGTCTGAATTCATCCATGTCAAGTAACTCAGATGCTTTTATTCTAAGATACCTTTCAAACCTGTTTTCATGATTACCAGGTATAAAATAAATAGGAATGCCTGGGAATCTTGAGCGCATATACTCAAAGAACTGCTTACCTGCTTCTATTTCATTTTTAAAATGAACCTTTCTAGGATCTTTCTCATGAAAAGAAAGCTGATAGAAGTCAAGTAGATCTCCATTGATTAGAATGCTATCTACACCTTCTGCTTCCATTTTGTCACATGCAGTTTCTATTGCATCTTCATCATGATAGGGAATATGTAGATCACCAATTACACCTAGCTTCTTACAGCCTGTAGGAAATGTAAATGTTCCCCTTTTTTGTGTAAGAGAAGATGGTAGTGATACAAAATTATTCATAACTTTAACTTTAAGTTCTTGTTTAAATTCTTTGGTTCTTAATGCTTTTCTATTATTACTCCCCATTTGACCTCTGTAGTATCTTACTCTGAGATAAACTTGTTCAAGATCAGTAAAGAATCCTGCATTTTCATCATAGATTTTACGGGATATAGTTTTACTAGGAGAATTGGGAAATTTTTCAAGATATTCTAAAACAATTTTAGTATTCTCTTTAAAGCTGTTTTTTAGATTTTTACTCATGAGTACATAATAATATAATAAAAATATACGATATGTTTAGCTTCAAACTTATTAAAAAGAATGGTAAGTTAGTGTATATTAATGAAAGCACAAAGATTTCTTATCAATTGTTTCTTGATAAACTTCAAGAAGGTCAGGAGGTTGAAGTCTTTATGGGACTGACTTCAGATACAGGTAGTTTAGCACAATTAGCTAAGGTACATGCCTGTATTAGAGAATTAGCCAAGGAATCTGGCTATACATTTGAAGAAATGAAATTTATAGTTAAAAAACATTCTGGACTCTGCTATGATGCAGGAGATGCAGAATATTGTAAGTCTTTTAAAGACTGTAGTAAAGATGAATTAGCAATGGCAATAGAATCTGCTATTGAACTTGGTAGAGATTTAAATATTAACCTTGCTTAGGTTCTACATAACCTGGATCATCAGGTTCTAGAACTTCCTTCTCGTCATATAGATTAGGATTCTCTTGAACTTGTTTTTCTATTTCAGATAGTAAAAGTGTAATTGTATAAAATGCTCTTTCAAAGTCACCGAGCTCTTGATATTGTTTAGTTAAAATGTGTTGTACACTTTCTTCTTGACTCTTACCATCAATAAGATGCTTGAAGATTGTATATAATGCATCTTTGGACATTAGATAGAAGTTCTTATTGACCTTAATATCAATTAGTGCATTATCTTTTATTTCTTTTACTTTTACTGGCATGCTAAATTGTTTTAACAAATATAATAAATAATGATAATAGAAGAGTATAAACAAAAAATATTTGAGATGTTGGAACCAAGTGGTTGGGGTAAGGTTCTTAAACCTTATATATTTAGTATTGAATTTGAAAACATACTTACAAGTTTATATGACTTAAGTAATGCAAACAAAAGATTTACACCGCCACTAAAAGATGCATTTAATGCATTTTTAGAGTGTCCCTATAATGAATTAAAACTAGTAATAGTTGGTCAAGATCCTTATCCACAGTTGGGAGTTGCCGATGGTATTGCTTTTAGTTGTAGTAATACAGGAGTTCTACAGCCCAGTTTAAGATATATGTTTAATGAAATCAATAAAACTATTTATGGTGGCACTACTCTTTGTACTGATGTTGACTTGAGAAGATGGTCTAACCAAGGAGTTCTGATGCTTAATACATCTTTGACAACTCAAGTTGAGAAGATTGGTCAGCACTATGATATCTGGAAAGGATTTGTTTCATATTTATTTGACTATCTGGATCACAATAAAAAAGATCTTGTGTATCTTTACATGGGAAAGAAAGCTCAAGAATGGGCAGACTTTGTTGGTGATAATAATCACAAGATATTTACAAGTCATCCGGCAAGTGCAGCATATAACAAACAAAAAGAATGGAATTCAGATAATGCATTCTTAAAGGCACAATATGCTGTTGCAGAGAGAACTGGATTTATAATTAGTTGGTAGTATGGAAGATATATTTTTAAGATTTATTGGCGAGGGTATAACGCCAAATAGTTACTATATATTACATTGTATAAAGAGCAGCATGATACCATGCTCTTATGTAAGTAAAGAGCTTGAGGTTAATAGATTAATTTCTGATGGTTGGTTGAATGAAGACTTGACATTAACAGATAAAAGTATTATCTTTACTACTGAGATTGACGGATACTTTAAGAAGTCAAAGAAGAAAACATCTAAAACTTTATTGGGAGATAACTTTGAGGACAATGTGAAGAAATATTCAGAAACATTTCCAAGTATAAAACTTGCCAGTGGTAAGTATGCAAGATCTAATCCAAAGAATTTAGAAAATGCATTTAGATGGTTCTTTGAAACTTATGATTACAGTTGGGATACAGTTTTATTGGCAGCAAAGAAATATGTTTTGGAGTACAGAGAGATTAGTTATCAATACATGAGAACATCTCAATATTTTATTAGAAAACAAAGCAGTGATAAAACATGGGACTCAGACTTGGCTGATTATTGTGAGATGATTTTAAATAAACCAGATGATGAGATAATATTTATTAAAGAGAGATTATTTTGATTGTAGTAAACATACATAAGCTATTTATTGGTTTAATTGGTAGTATTTTACTATACCTGATTATCAATAGATTTATAGTAGAAGTAAGTGTCACACAGTATATTGTGATTGAGGTACTTATCACAGTTTCCCATTGGTTATATGTTCAATTAGAGCGTTATATGGATGATGGGGATAGTGAATTTAGAGCATAATCCGTAAACATATGTATAATAATGCTAGGGCATTAAAGCCCGTGAGTGAAAGAGATGCTCTTAAAAAGGCTCTCTATAAAATAAAAGCTAGACACAATGG